CAGGCTGGAATACAACCGCCTCAATCGTGCCAGTAAACGTCGCATTACTGGCGAGCTGTGCCGTTGATGTGTTCCCGGTGCTGGTGACAAATTGCGTCGGGCCCGCGCCGGTAAGCAGCGCAAACCCAGTGCCGGTACCCAAAAGCGATGTAATTACATTTCCAGATGCATCGACGACTTGCGTTTTCTGTGTGCCATTCGTCTGATTCTCGGAAGTCGCGCCACCCTCGGACCCCCCCGCAATTACGTAAACGGGAATTGCGCCCGCAGGGTTGCCCTGGTCGTTTGGATATAAACTCATTGTGGTGCACTCCGGGTCAGTAGGTCATTTTGGCAGGTTGTGAGTCGTGCGCTGACGGTGTCGGCGTCGTCTGAATTGGCGTATTCGGCACGCCCAAACTGCGAAATAGCGTCGATAAATTGGATTCGCTGGCGTGCAGATAGTGAGCCGTAGAAGGAATCATCGCTTCCGGCGGCGGGGGCGGCAACTGCGGACAAATTCCCGGCGCCGGTGGCGGCGTTGTGGCGCAGGCGGTCAAGACGACTAGACAGAGCGGAGTTAGCCTCCGCAAGTTTTTGATTATCATGTTGCACCTCACTGATGTATGCAGTTGTCGATACCGCGTCGCTCGCCGCAACCGCGTGCTCGACGCTGCGCGCGTGTTGAATTGCGTGAGTTTGCGCCTGGGACTCGCTGGCCTGATGTTCGGCAAGTGCAATACGTGGCGCGTAATACCCATGCGCAGACCACACTCCGACACCGGCCAGACCCAGAACCGCGATGATGATTCCGAGTAGTTTAAGATTTAGCATCCGGCGTCACCAGTTTGAAAAAATTAGACACGGTTAGCCCGGTCGCAGTTGCCGTGGCAATGTCAGTGTGCAACCCGACGTAGCACGCGACGCTGACACCCAAGAATAATAGCGCCTCTCGGGTACGCTGTTCCTGCGCTCGCGTTTTCAACCATTCAAGCATGTTTTCTCCTCGTCCGCACGTCGGCGCACCAGCCCCGGCAGCTTGCGGCCTCCGGCGTACACGTAGCGCGTTAATTCATGACACGCCGCCTGGACATTCCCAGCGGCCTCGTATGTCGGAATACGAGATCGTTTTAATGTCGCAACACCTGCATTATAAGCAAAGTCTGTATATGCAACGCGCCGATTATCTGGCAGGCCAGGCATTAAATCATCAACTGGACCGAGATAATCTTTAATCCGACCGGCCAGCATCGCATTGCACTCGGCGGGCGTTTTGGTCTCACCGAAATACACCCCTTGCGTTTCCCCATAGCAGATCGTCGCCAAGGTGGCGCGCGCCGGGTCTTTATACGCATGGGTGCGTAGCCCCTCGTGAGCGCCAATCATGCTAACGCATAGGGCGACGATTCCCGCACCGCCTGCCACATGCCTAGTGGTTATTGCCATTTTGCTGCAGTCCCTTCACGTGAGCGGCTTGAATTGCAATGACCCCGAAATCGGCAGCCGTCTCACTGTATATCGCCTCTCCGATCCAAGCTGCGATACTCAGCACCAGTCCCGCGATGACCACGGATCGCACTTGATTGCGAACTGGCTTGCGATCCTCCGTGGCCATGCGCGATGCCCGGGCGTGCGCAAGATCTAGCTTGATCGCATCGGCGTCGTCAACATGTAAACCGAAGCGATTTAATTTGTCGTGCGTCAAGACGCTGTTCCGAAGGGCTATGATGTCCTGATTGGTTTTAGTCAATCCGCTTTCCAGCCGATCAACTTTGAGTACCGACTGTTGGATGTCGCCGGATAGACGTGCTATCGTTTCGGTTTGCTGCTTTAGCGCCTCGTTCGTCGCCTGACTGGACCCAATTAGGATCCCGAGTTGCATGTGTAATTCATTGCTCGTTTCGTTGCCCATGCTCAGCCCAGAACCTGCGAAGAATTGTTAGACAGTTCGGGCCTAAGAATTTCCATGTGGCCCCCAGACTGGATTTTAACGTGTCGTCGTCGGTCGCGCTACCTCGGGTGACATGGTATGCAGGTAAATCGAGTTTAGACACGTCGATCGTCACCAGGCGTCCATGTCGAAACAGATACACAATTCGCTCGTGACATATTGCATACGCACCGTTCGGCCCGAAACATCCGAGTAGCGATATGGCAAAATCTTGTACGCGCACGGGCTTTTTCCGCAAGCAATACACGTTATCGTCGTTGATAGAATCGGATGGCTGATCGTAGGATCTCAGCCAATACGTCAGCCACATGGCAGCGAGCACTAGCAGTTGAATTCCAGCAGCCAGCCAGTATCCACGCCACCGCGTTGTGTACCAAATCGCGCCGATGATGCAATCCGATAGACAATATCCGGCGATGGCGGCGGCAATGCACTTTGATCTTAAGTTGCGATACGGAATTGAGCGGACAAGCCAAAACGCCAGCGCGGTGAGCGCTAGCGTATGGCTGTATTCTGTGATTATCCAGTTTAGCCCGTGACTAGGGAGCCGGAGGGCAATCAGGCGGGGGAGTACGAGGATCAACAGAATCATCGCGGGCATTTTTCTTCCGTTTCATATAGCTTTGTTTCATTTTGGAGTGTACCCCATAAAAGGATTAATTGAGAATACGAGTGGCAGGCGTCCGGTGAAATTTGAATCGTGAACTGCATCCATTAGTTTCCAGCCTAAATATGCGCGGAAACAATGTGAGCCGTAGGGAATGACGATGTAGACCATCCATGCTTGCGACGCCCAGGCTACACAAACACCACCTGAACCCCCCTGGTTACTAGTATCCGGATTGCCACGCCATCGAATGCACTGATCGATTGTCGCGCCTGCAGGGCCGATATCGAAGCCCCCGCCGGGGTTGCGCCACATCCAGCAAACGCGCTTCCAGAACGGGGGCAATCGGCACATCCAAGGATGCACTGCTGGATCCTGCCACGGAGCGTCGCCGTCCAGCGTGTTATCCGATGTCTGTAACCAGGATAGCCATACCGGGACGTTACCCGACGCGTCAGCAAGGGACACCCACAGGGGGGCCCCAATCGCAGTGACAACGGTCAGCAGCAGCGACACCAGCACTAACACAGGCCATGCAAACCAGCGCCACACGTCAGGCTCCCGGCAGCGTTAGCCACGCGGGCACAGTCGGCCACACGCAGGTTGTCGGGAACCCCGCTTGCTCCGGCACATTACGCAGCGCCTCCATCAGAGTAAGCAGATCGACGAATTGCGCCGATGTCAGCGTGGTCGCCATGCCCAGGTCGATCTGCGACTTGTGACGCACGTAGAGCGGCTGCAATTGCTCAAGATAAGCATTGCGCTGGGCGCGCGCCGAAGCAGCCAGACTATCGATGCTAGGTGCTGGGTTTTGCAGCACTTGCGCCTGCTCGTCGGTCAGTAGCGTCATATTTTGCGGCCACGTCGGCAATGCCAGCGCAGCGCCATCCATGTCATCATGCAGAGTACCGTCTGCGGGGTTTTGCCAAATAGACATAATTTTTACCTTATTTATCGGAGTTCATACCAAGTAGTAATAGTATTAGTACCTGAGTTATGAACCACACTATATGGTGCGCCGGGTGGAATAATTCCAGTAAGCATGCCAATGCCTGTACTTGAACTACTTTGTTCGTAAAAAGTATATATGCTAAGTCCTTGAATATTTAGACTGGAATTAGAACCGGCAGTTGTGGCCGACGCCGACGGTCGGAATCCCCATCGTATCGGCGTAGATCGTGTAACGCACACCCTCGTCCCTGCGCAATTCAGCTTCAAGTAATGCCTGGTTCATTCCCTTCCCTTTCCCGTTGCGCGCTCAATTAATTCCGTGAGGTCGCGCTTAAATTCACTGAACATCTCCCGGATCTCATCCTTCTTCAAGAACTGGCCCGCCACCTCGACACGCAATTCCTCGTGCGCTGCGCGCAACCTTTCGTGCTTGTCATGCAGGTTGACCAGCCACCAGCCAATGGCAGCCAGCAGGATCGACAGCAGCCCGCTCATGATGGACAGAAGCACCTCGGTGATTGTCATTTCGCCTCATTTCTGTCATAAAAAATCCCGATCGCGGCGGGTTATTGTTTGCTGCTGGGATGTCTGATCAGAACGTCACGGACTGCACTGCCGCGACCGTGGTCGCAGCGTTCACTGCAGCCACTTTCGTCAGTAAATCCATGTATCCCGGCGTATCTGCAGCCTCCATTGCCGCTGCAAGGCCCTGCAAGTCCGCGTAAGTGAACGGCGTTACCGGCTGGCCGCTGGAATTGAGCCACAGATTGAGCGGCCACGCCTGCGATTTCGCGCTGGCGACCAAGGCGTTCTGCAAATTCTGCGTATTCGTCGCAGATTGTGTGAATGTCGCGGTCGCGCCGCCGACCGTCGTGTAGCTGACCGGGGCGGTGATCGCGGCTTCGTATGCCGATTGAAGGGCTGCGATTTGCGCTGCTTGGGCCTGCACGAGTGTCATCGCGAGCGCTGCCGGCGGAGAAAATACACCGCCAGCATACGTCCAGCCGATCGCAGCGGTATTCGATTGCACGGCGGTATAGCCTGCAGGCGGCGTCCAGTCCGGACTGCCATCCCACATCACTACGTTGTCGACGCTGCCCGATGCGTCAACCAGGGCATATTGCTGAGCTGTCATTTATGTGTACTCCCAAACCATAACCAAGCCGGCGTTTCCGGCACTGCCAGCCGTCGCGCTGCTGCTTGGAGCCAGGTAGACGCCCGAAGCCCCTTGTCCAGCACCCGCTCCAAATACCGAAGGAGTGGCATGCATGCCCGTTGCTACAATTAAGCCTGCTGCGAGCGCTTGCGCTCCCCCGAGGCCTTTTGCTGCAATGATATTTCCCCCCGTCGGAGCCGGGGATGACGACGTAGTGCCCGTGTTAAAAGGAAATGACGATGACGTGATGCCGTTCGGCGCACCGTTGCCACCGGGCGATGACACCAAACCGCCGAATGATGATGTACCACCAGACGTACCCGATGTCGCACCCGCCGCACCACCACTACCTGCCGCACCCACTGCGACTGACACGCCGGAGAAGCCAGTGGTTAAACGGCTCTTTGCATACGCGCCAGCTCCGCCCGGAGGCGAAATACCGCACTGTGATGCAGATGTCGCGGCAACGCCGCCAGACCCGCCGCCGCCACCGATGCACTCCACGATTACACTGCTTGTCCCAGGCGTCGGAGTGTATGTCCCGCTGGCGCTAAAAATCTGGACGTTAATTAAATTGCCACCCCCAACGGCGCTCAATCTTTGCGCTACACTGCCGCCGGTCAGCTGCCACTCGCCCCCGATAAAATTGAAGCTCGCGGTTTCACCTCCGTAGAGCACCACAGATCCCGCGACGACCGCTTGCCCGACCCCGGTGATCATGGTCACGCCCGCCGGCGCGGCGATGGTCACGCCTGCCGAATTTGTGCAGTACATGTCGAATTGCGCACCAGCCGAGAGCCCGGCCGCACCGGGCAGCGTGACCTGATACGCTGATGTACTATTCAGCGAAAATGCGGACCCCGCCTGGGCTGCCGTCAGCGTCGTCGTTCCGGTGATTGACGCCGAATTTGTCGAGGCGTTTCCGCTCATCGCCTGCATCTGCGGCGTCTGCACCATCAGATTCATCGAGCCCGCTGTCAGCAGGTTGGCCGCAATGTCGCCCGCATTCCACGCAAGCGCGGTTGTGCCCTCCTGCGCCCGGGTCATAGTGATGACATCGCCCGTGACGTTGGTCACATACACGATCTCGCGCAGCAAGCCGGTCGCTGCATCAACGAACGTCATCGGGAAATACTGACCGGTCACGGGAGACGGGAACAGCACGCCGGAGCCGGGCGACAAATTCGCGGTGAGCGCCGTTGATGTAATCGCCCCCGCCAGAGTTGTTTGGTCATTGTTTGCAAACAGTACGATATTTGCCATTATTTTTTCTTCCTGTCCATATAGCGTGTCTTAGCTGGCGCGCTATCATGCGCGACCATTTCTTTGCCCACCGATTGCGGAATCCCTGTCTTCTCCGCAATCTTAGGCTCGTGAGCCACCGCTTCCATGAGCCGGTGCTGTTTTTCGGAGGTCGTTGGCATGAATTTTATCCCTATTCGATAACGACATTATAGGTAAATTGGAACGGTAACTGCACCGCGCCGGCATTTATCGCAGCTTGCAAAACGGGCGCCATAACCAACGGGGCATTGGCGGCGGTAAACGTACTTTGTATCGTATTCAGTGCCACGGTATTGAGGGTGAAAGCATTGAGTATCGCTCCTCCGGTCACGCGGCGCATACCGTTCAGAATCGTGATATTGACCTGATTGCCCGATCCGAATGTGACGCTTACCTGATATGTCTGATTGATGCCGGGGTCAGTGCCGTTCACGCCCAGCAAGAAGCGCATGATGCGCCGCTTCAGCCATTTGATTGTGAACGCCTGACCGTCGCCTTTGTAAAAAAACCATGTCAGGATGCGCTTATACACGTCATCGTTTGTTGCATAATACGACGTCGGCCCGATTCGCTCGAGTGTATTTAACGCAACGGTGTTTAACGCCCAGGTATTCAGCGTGCCGACGCTCTGATTCGTTCCGCTCGGTAGCACTGGCCTCGGCAATCCGTATAGCCCAGTCCCGACCCAATCCAGCAGCGCGCCCTGAATCGGAGCGCCGGTGTAAACTGGTAAGCCCACACTGTTGAGCCAGTCCACATACTCCTGGGCCTCACCGTTAAACGCCGACACGAACGCCTGCAACGAATCGTCGTCGTTATACTGCGTGTAGAGGTATGACGGGATGACTTGCGTTAGCATGGTTACCTCTGATTGACGACGATGTTGTTCGACAGCGCGAAAAAGTACGACTCTGGATCGCCAGAAATCACGCCTGTTCCGGTGGCAGGCGCGGTGGATATCCCATTAATTGACACCGAAAAAATAAGTCGCGTCAGCAAATTAGTCGGCACGATTGACGACACCGCTTGCTGAAACACTTCCTGCATCTGAAACAGATTCATGGGCTGGCCCGCTGAAATCGAATTCACGTAGCTGGTCAAAGCTGGCTGTGCAAGCTGCGCAACGGCGGTGCTTGAAATGAAATTCGTCGCGCTGGTGTTCCACGTCACAGTCATTGCCACGGTTTGCTGCGGCGGGTTGACGAATGGAATCAGGTACGTATCCGGGTAATCGTTAATGCTCACGGAAATGTTGCGCAGATTCGGTGTGACGACACCGCCTGACACATACGCGCCGTAACCCGATGTGTTGACTCCGATGCTGAATGTAGTCTGCGTCAACACGGTGATGGTGAGCGGCGTGTTGTTCACCGCGGTCATGCCGACGACGCCCGCGATATTAATGACCTGGCCGGTCGTGAACCCATGGTTTAAATTCGTGGTTACGACGCCGGGGTTTGCCTGGGTGATTCCGGTCACGGCCAGAGTTGAGCCGGTCAAATCCAGAATATCAAATAGACTGGTGTAAATCGCATTGGCGACTTGATACGGGTCTCCACCCCCGCAAATCACCTCCCATGACGCGCCCGCCTGACGCACCGACACAAGGCGCGGCTGCACACCCGGCAGATTGGCGAGGTTGGTCTTGAGCATGTTGGGCATACCCTGCGCACCCACTAGACCGGCTTGCAGCACCAGCGACCTATAGGTGTCGATGCTTTCCGCTGCGCCACCTGGCGTGCCTGCGGTCGGGTTAGTCACGCTAAGCGCGATCGTGCTGGGGACTGAGGTCACGAGCTGCGTCACCGTGCCCGCAGGGACGGCCCACGTGCCGCTCGCGGTTGCCAGGCAATACATGGAGAGACTCTGGCCGTTTGAACCAATGATACCCCCTTCCTGCACCGTGTACTGATAGGTCCCATCCGACACGGTGACTCCTGGACTGATTGCGAAGCCCACTGAGCCAGAGAAAACCACATACACGCTGGTGTTACTGGTCGTACCCTGCTGGACCCCGTAAATATTCCCGAGCTGAATCAGCAATTGCTCGTTGGCGGCATACGGCGACAGCGAGTTGACCAGGTCGACGCGAGCCTGGTCACATACGACCAGCGCCCCCACATCAGTGCTGGCGATATCCTCAATCAGTGATCCCGGTAGATTCGCGGTGTAACCGGGGTTCTGCGCAGCAACCGACGCAATCAGATTAGCGCGCAACGTCGCGGGTGATTGCGGTTGCAGTCCGGCAGCGGTAATAACAGTCGGCAGGGTCATGTGGCCACCTGGGTAATAATTCGTGAGCCGCTATTGGTCAGAATGTTGATATTGTATGTCGGGTTGACGTCTGTCGTCTTGGCAATCTGCAGGCTCGCAAAATAACCGGAGAATTGCGATTGAGTGCGAGCCACATAAAACGACGGTAAAATTTGCTGAATCACCGACATCTGAGCCGGGATGCCGTACTGCGCGTAAAACGGCGATTCGCCAGGCGCAAGCGCCAGGCATTGCGCCAGCGTGGTTAGCCACACGGGGTCATTGTACCCGTTTGCGTCGGTGTCAACCTCGACCCACACGCCGTTGATTCGTCCATATGTGCGCATTATACCGGACCCCCCGTGTTGCCGCTGCCCGTGGTAACGCCACCGTGGTGGTGAGTGCCAAGCGACTTGCCCTCGGCAACAACGTCGTTTGTCACGGTGATTGGTCCGAGCATAGTCGCAGTGCCGCCGCCAGAGCCTGTGCCTTGTGACAGTGGCCCGTTTAATACCGTGGCCCCATTAACCGTAAACGTCGGCGTGGTGAGTGTTGTTGCGCCAGCGGTGATGTTAAACACGCTTGCACCCACCTGGCAATTAATTCCGGTCGGAGTCAGCGTGATTACCGCCCCTGAACCGGTGTCGCGCAGCACCACCCCGTTAGGGCCGTATAGCGTCACGGCATTAGGGTCCACCGATACCCAAGCAGTATTTGCTATGGGCAGGAACACGAGCGCTGAGAGGTTGGCGGGTTGCGTCAGACCGGCCACGCCACCGCCCAATCCACTCATGCCGCCTAGGTGCGCGTCGAATGGGATGACAACCCCCTTGTCGCCAGCCTTAATCGGGTAGCGCGCATACTCGGGTCCGAACAGCGGGATAGTGACTTGCGGCAACGTGTAATCAGACGCAATCTCGAATTTAACAGTGACGATCGCCCCCGAGACCGACACGACGGACGCGGGCAAACCCTTACCGAGCAATTGATATGCGTCGATGATTTTGGTCTGCGCAAACGCGGTGAGCGTCTGCGCCAGTGGGGTTTTTTGTGCGTCGCTCATGCCGGTATCACCGCGTCGATTGAAGTCACCCAGGAATTTGCGTCAGCCTGGCGAGAATTGCCAATGTGGCGAACGACAGTCACTTGAAACACGCCCTGCTGAGCTGACCGATCTCGCGCTTGTGGTTGTGACGCCTGCGTCGTGATTGTAACAGACCCCTGCGGCAACTCAATATAGTCACCCACGCTGATGTCACCGCGCAGCACACAGCGGACGTTTATTGTTTGTGGGGCAATCCACGTCGGCTGGCCGATCATGTCAACAAAATTTAATTGCTTCGGCGTCGCAGTCGTGGTGCCGTCGTACACAATAATCTGATTATTTTTGACCAGCATCGATACGCCCGAATACGTACCGCCGACGATAGCCTGGCTCACTTGTTTAACGTACTGGGCAAACTGCACCAGCGTGCCGTAAAAGCCGGGTTCGTCATGCGATAGGACCAGATTCTGGCTGATATTCACGGTGGATTTATATTGGGGAAACGCCGTCGTTAGAGTGTTGGTAATCGCGGTGCCGAGTTGCATGCCCGCTTTCCAGTTCAACACTAGATTCGCGGTATCGTTGATTGTGCCCGAGTACGGGTAGCACACAATGTCGAGGCTTTGATTTTCACCCTGCCAATTACCGTACGCCTGGAAAATCGTGCCTTCAAGAATCAGCCCCGCCTGCGCCGGGTTTGCAAGCGGCAAGCCCTTTGACATGCCCGCCGACACCTGAATGTTTTTCCCGTTGAGGTTGGATCCCTGCGAAATGTCAGCCAGCCCAATGCCCCACACCTTGATGTATGCGGCACCCATTGGCGACGCCATCGCATATAGCGGGATATCAATTTCAACAGTCAGCGCGCCGGGATTGTTTTGCCCGTTGGCCTGCAACGACGAATAAGTTTTAACGGGACTCCCGGTCGTCGGGTCGCTGATGACGATGTTGTAATAGCGCATTACGGCGAAACCTCTATTTGCGCGTTATCAATCCGATACACCAGGGTGCTAGTGAAATATCCGGCGGTCAGTGAAATATCGTACCCGAGCGGCGAACCGATAAACGGCATGCACAAAATCAGCGTGCCGCCGAGGTCATAGATGTTGATGTAATACCGCTGGCCGAAAATGTTCCACGTGATGATGACGTTGTACGTCGTCCCGTCCAGCGTCGGCTGAAACTGGAACGGCGTGGTGGCGGTTGGCGTGAAATCGTAAACGGTGGTCATAGGTCAGCCAGCAGCGCAGAGGCTGTCCCGGTCAAGCTTGATGCTCCATTGATTGAAGTCGCACCGGCAAGCGTGGAACCGGTGGCTACCGCAGCACCAGACCACGACGGGGTGGCGATTGGCAATCCACCATCAATTTTATTCATCAGATTGCCTAGTACCTGATCCGCTTGATTTAAAGTGAGTAGTGGCCGCTCAAAATCCCATTGCCATTGGGTCTGAACCTGACGCGTGTCGCCGCCGCTGATGTCGCGCAGTCCTTTGAGAATTAGACTCTCGTAAATAAAAGCCGGGGTGGCTACAATGTAAGTCCCACCTGAATTGTTATGCACGTCAAGCGCCGCTTTGAGCGCGCTAATCGTCACGAATTTTGTCACGTAGCTGGATGAACCTTTTACCGGGCAACTCATTTTCAGCGAAATGTGAAGCGGTTGCGCGATAATTGCATTTGCCGCGACGGTCTGATTCGCGAATGGATAGGAGCCGATGCTGTTTTCAACCAGGGTTGACCCCGGCAGCGGCTCAAAGTGGCACAGATATTGATCCAAATCCAGATCAAAAGATCCTGACAGCAAGCCCGATGTGAAATTGGCAGCCTCGGTGATGGCAACAATGGGCAACATTTGGCCGGGAATATTTTGTGCAAGCCCCCCCACCAGGATGATCGGCGAGATTTCATTTCCGAGCTGAAACAACGAGCGCGCGATTGTCATATCAGTGAGCCAGTTGGTTTGCTGTGGCGTACGTGTTACCGCCAGTATTATTCATGATAGTGATGACGCTTGACGGTGTGAAGTGCGCTTTGCCGCCCTCGTGCTTAGTCATGGCAGCAATCAAATTGGCCAGCGTTTTCGGGTCGTTCATATTCAGGCGAGCCTCGGGCCCATAGCCGGTCTGACGCACCACCTCCCGGATATACGCGCCGGTGTCGTTATTGGCCCCCGGCGGTGCATATCGACTGACGATCGAATCGACGGTATTCACCCCCCGTGTGCCGTAGCGGCGCAACTGGGCCGCCATGGCACGAATCCCGGTAGCGTCATCCGGAAATACCGCGAATCCGCCCACGCTTGGATATCCAGGTGCGGCACGCAGATTGCCGGGGTTGTGGCGAGGACTGCTGTTCCACATGCCGGTCGCCAGCACCCGTTGTTGCGCGGCGGGCGCTGTCTGTTGCGGCACCCGTTGTTGCGCGGCGGGCGCTGTCTGTTGCGGCACCCGTTGTTGCGCGGCGGGTGCTGTCTGTTGCGGCACCCGTTGTTGCGCGGCGGGTGCTGTCTGTTGCGGCACCCGTTGTTGCGCGGCGGGCGCTGTCTGTTGCGGCACCCGTTGTTGCGCGGCGGGCGCTGTCTGTTGCGGCACCCGTTGTTGCGCGGCGGGTGCTG